ATTACAACACAATAAATAGACGCTTATGTCAAAAAAACAGGCAATCATTATTTTCCCTCACTTGAACGATTGCGGTGGCGATCTGTCACAAAAATGGTATGTCGAATACCGGTGGCGTGTTCCCGGGGAAGAAAAGCCCAGGAAAGAACGAATTTATAAGGGTGTTTACTCCGGAACGGAGAAAGAACGGAGGAAAGCAGCTGCAATAATTATCCGGGAGAAAACAGAATGGATGAAATCCGGTGGCCACCTGCAGGGAAATGTCAAGAAGGTGTATGCCGATGAATTGCTGTACCGAAATGAAGCAAAATTATACGGAGAAGTACAGGAACATGTTGTTACAACCCGAACGAACCTGAGTGAGTTCCTGGTTGAGATGAAAGAAAAAATCAATGCAAAAAGTTACGAAAACTATGTATCTAAACTCCGGATATTTAATGCCTGGCTAAAATCAAAAAAGCTGGACGAATTAAACATCAAAAACCTTACTCGTCAGAATATAATTGATTTTGGAGTCTATCTTTCGTCCAACCAAAAATTAAGCCGGCTAACGATTAAGAAATACGTTCAAATCGTCCATTGTTTTTTTAATTTTGAACTCGATCGGCGAAATATTGACTACAATCCGGTTGACAGGATCCCAACCATGGGAGCTATCGTAGACTACTCTGCGGTACCATTTCAACTCGACGAACGTGCCAGGCTAAAAGAGGCCATTGAAAAGAAAGATCCTCAACTTTGGATTGCGTGCGAAATTCAGTATTATTGTGCGATAAGGCCAGGAACAGAACTTAGATTGATGAAAATAGGCTGGATTGATTTTGATCGTAAGAAATTCAGGATCCCCGTGATTGAATCAAAAAGTAACCGGTTGGATATTGTCGATATCCCGGACTTTTTATTTGAAAAAATAGAAGAGTTTAAGAAGTACGATCGGGATTTATATTTGTTTGGTAAATTTCAGCGGCCAAATTCTGAAGCTGTTGGAAAGAATACGCTCCGAAATAGATTTAACCGGTACCGGGATGAATTGGAAATTTCAAAGGACCATAAGTTTTATTCCTGGAAACATACCGGTGCTATCCAACTGTTGGATAATGGTGCAAAACCGTATGATCTGCAGAACCATTTACGTCACAAAAGTTTTACTACCACTGAAGTGTATCTCAAAAAAAGAGCGGGTAATGTAGACAGCAAAATTACCCGCTTTAGTTCTGAAATTTAAACCAGCATTCGATAAAATGTACCTTTTACCGTTTTTTGTTTATACGATTTTTCACGTTCAAAGGATATGGGCATATATTTTAAGTTGTTAATTACAAAAATATTATTTGCATTTACATCCGGGCCATCGATCAGGGTAAAGGTGTATTCTTTTGTTGTATCAAGTATCGATTCCTGGTGATAATTTGCCAATATCCCATCAACGCCTTTAATACGCATATTTTTTGTAGCATAAGGCATAAAATAAGTATTTTTCCAAACTTCGAAATCATCAAATCTTAAAGTGCTGGTTCCATATTGACCAACATCCGGATAATTATCGGTGTGCGAAAATGGATAAGCAGGATTGACATACCCCCCTTTGAACTCCCAGTTCACATTAAACGTATGGAGCATCCCTGTGAATAATGCCACTTCAATGCTATTCGATCGAGTTATCGTTTTAGTTCCCGATTCAACCGAATCAACAAAACCCTGTTCCACTGCTATAAAATACGAACTTGAGCAAACCGGTAATTGATAAGCTACATCTGAGTTAATCAATGCTTCATTTATTGTCAACGATACTAATTTTTTATTAATTGTTATCTCTGCCGGAGTAATTTTTAATTCAAGTATCCGATCATCCGAATTACCAACTGTAGAAAATTTATTTATTAAGTTTAAGTATTTTGTTAAATCTGTAGTCATTTTTAAAGAATACAGGTTAATGCTGGGTACCCCATAGAAATAATCATTTTGAGTTTCTTTATCCCGGTAAATATACAGTTGATTTATAAATTCGCCACTCACTACAATAAAATTTTTCAATGCTGCAAAATTGTCGAATTCACATATTTTACATTTAGCGAGCATGTCATCACTTAATTGCTGATATTTAAAATAAGTAGAAGATGAAGGTAAATCATATTTAATTTTAGTAAAGTCAAAACGGATTGATTTTGTATCTTGAGATAAATCACGAATATAAGCATCTAAAACCTGATCTACCATAACCGTTTTTTTATTCAAAAGATTGGATTCAATATTTTCAATTGATATTGATTTATCCGATTTATTAACAAGAAATTCTACATTAAAAAATCCTTCAACCGCTTCAATAAATTCCGAAACTGTTATGTCAGGTAGTGCATCTGCATAATTCAATGTATTTACTGAATTCAAAATATACATTATACTTGCTCTGCTATCATTATTTAAGACATTGTGTTTTAGTGAATATCCCAACAATGTAGGCAACATATTTATGTAATATAATAAGTAAGGTTGCATTATAATTCGGTCAACCTCTGTCATTGGAACTTGAGGGGACATAAACTGATTAGTCAACTTAAAATCATTATAAATGGTTCCGCTAATCTTAACCGGTGCACATACATAATTAATCTGAATATCATACCCAAATGAAATATGATGTGACCCATAACCTACATAATTTATAGATTGATATGCTTTTGTAAAATCAATTGTATCTTCAGTACCCCAATCCAACGACCAAATTTTCTTTTCGTTTTTTGCAATGTAATTTAATTCTGAATTACCAGCTACAAATTGAAACGTAACATCGATATCAGTATTGGATGTAATGATAACATGCCCATTCCTCACTGATCCATCAATAATCATCCGGGCATCGGCATTTTTAGTGATGGTCAAATTATTTAACCGGTTTAGGAACCCGAAGGCGATGGCATTCTTTGTCTCGAGTAATGAAAGAGTAATATCGAGTGTGAATTCACCGTTATTTGTTATCTCCGGATTCTCTTCTATCAGAGTAAATGAAATATCTTCAGGAATCAATACTTCTTGGTTATTAATAAACAGTTCGATCATCGTTTAGCGTTATTAATGAGTTTATTGTAATCATCTGTTTTTTTTGCTATCCCCTTGTCTCCGGATACAGATACATTTGCCTGAATGCCATCTTTTAGTTGATTATTCAGCGATTCAATGATGACACTATTACGGGCAATGACATTGTACATAACTGCCAGGTCCTGTTTCGAAATCACACTTTCAGAATTTGCACCTGGTATTGAAGTTCCCGGAGTGGATCCACTTCCTGAAAATCCTTGCCTTATTCCTACCACCCGGGCGATATCTTCATTCGTAATCCGGGCTACTGTATTTGTACGCTGGGCATAATCAATCAGGTTAAATACTTTTCGCATAGGAGTACTTCGTACAGCGTCCTGATTACCCACAAATTCACCGGCATGAACAATACCTGCCGGCTTATATTTATCACCAGGTTCAGTGAAACCACCTGTCCAAAGATTTTGAGTTGCCGAGCGTTGCTGAACTGCTACGGCCAATTGCGAAGCACCAAGCAAACCCATAAGTATCGCCAGTGGAATATTAGCACCGGCTTTAATGATTTGTAAGGCAGTTTCGGCAATTATCTTACCGGCAGTGATCGCAAAGTCCAGATCGGCATATTTCTTTTTAATTGCCTTTTTTTCTTCCTCAATTTGCGCTTCCAGGGCAGTGGTGTCCTGTCCGGCTTTTTTAGCAGCATCCAGTTGCTTTGCATATTTGTTATCCACTGCCATTGTTTCGGCTTCCTGAAGGGACGCTGATAAATTAGCAGCTGCATTCATTACATCGGATATATCCTGAGCGAGTTGTTCCGCTTTTGCCAGTTTTATTTTGGAAACAGCGGCCTGATAATCTTTTTCGGTTTTTAATTTTTCTGCATTTGTTTTTTTTATATCGGCCATTTCAATATCATGAAGTTCCTTTAATCGTTTCAGATCATCATTGAATTCTTTCCTTTTATCTTTGTATGTACCAATACCGTATTTCTTTTCAATTTCCTCAATTTCCTTTGCAATCTCTTTTTTGTCCGCTAAACTTTGACGATAAATTTTCTTTTGTGCATCTGTTAATCCTTTTTCGGCTTCCTCAATGGCTTTGTTAGCTGCAAGGGTCGCCGCCAGTTTTTCTTCATCCGATTTGTATTTGAAGTTTTTTATTTCCCTGGCATTTTCTTTGGCAGTATCTACGCGCAAATCGCCCATCACTTTATCATGTGCCAGAATTTTATTTTCATACTCTTTTTGTGAAATCAATCCATCTTCCAAATCCTGATTTAATAATTCCCTTTCCTGATTGTCATACAGCACCATTGCATTCAACCTTTCATCCTGCAGCTCTTTCATTGCTTTGATACTTGTTTTTTCGGCATCATCCTGAAGTTTTAAGTCAACAGAAAGAACTTGATCCTTATAGTCCAGGTATTCTTTACTCCCTTTTTTATAAATAGACATCTTCCATTCTAAAGCTTCTTTGGTGATATTTACCAGGTTCTTTTGATATATTTCTTCGCTATCCAAATTATTTAAATGCCTTTTTTTGAATTTTATTTGTTCTTCAGCTATCCATTTATCCACTTCAGCTAATTCAACCTTATGATCCGAATTATCTGACGGTGCAACCGGAGGAACATTGACATTATCACCATTGCCAGTTGGTTTGACTGCACCTACTTTTTGCTTTGCACCGAATTTTAATTCTGCTGACTTATTTACATCGTCAAATATATTCTTTGCCCTTTTCCCTAAATTTAATAATGTTTCTAACTCATTAGTGACATAGGTTGTCATTACACTCCCGGGTCCATTATATAGCGTATTCGATTTATTAAAAAGTTTGGCATATTCTTTATTCAATTTCTCCGATCCCATTCCCTTGTCAATCACCGGTTCTATTTGGGCATAGATTCTCATTGAATTGTAACTGTCCTTTCCGTATTTATCATCAAGGAGTTTTTTTGTTTTTTCTTTCAATTCTCCCTGAGTCTTTGCCAGGTCATCGGATGCCACTTTTGTAGCGTCGGCCAGCGCACGGGCTTTCGCCGATTTTACAGCCTCATCCGTGATGGTCTTATAGGCCAGGGCAACATTATCCAGAGCCGTTTTTTCATCACCCAGTCCTTTTAAATATTGTCCGTACTTTGTTATAATTGCATCCTTGGTAGTCTGATATTCTTCAGTACCTTTTTTTGCAATTTTAAGTCGATTAAATAGAATATCAATTTGAACCCGTTCAGAAGCAATGGAATCTTCGGCAGTACGAAAACTTTCATTTAATTTTTTATGCGCTTTTTCAGCATCCGTTTGAGCAGTCGCCATTTTATAAAAGAAAACTGTAACAGCGGCAATGGCAACCCCCATGGCTACATAAGGATTTGTTATTATAGTCTTGAAAAATGCAACTGTTTTGCTATTGGCAATGGTTGTAGCTTCGGCCACTAACTTTGTCCAAAGCACATTTGCCATCATTGCCACGGTGTTGGCAACATACGCAACGGTAAGCAATCCAATAGCAGATACAAGACCAATTGCCAATGCAGGATATTTGACAAAGATTCTGATCATAGCAACACCCGCGTTGGTGATGGCAAGCATGGCTGGTTCCAGGTTCTTGACCAAAGCCATCCCGGCTTCATTATAATTATTCTTTGCCTGGGCTAATTTGGCCGATGTGGTAGCAGTATTTATAGCAGCCTGTTTTTCGGCAACTGTAGTGTTAGTTATGGCCTTGGTAAGTTTATCATACGAATCAACATTATCAAGTAAGATCATGCCGGCAGTAATATTTTCAATACCGAAAACTTTCTGCATGTAGGCATCCCGTTCCAGGGCACCGGTTTTATTTTTCAGTTTAGAATTAATTTCGACAATGGCATCACGCATTACGAATGCACCGCTGACGTAACCAACACCGGCTTCTTTCATTTTTAGCAATGCACCACGAAGTTTTGTCCCGGCTTCTTCTCCCAGCAACTGTTTGCTGGCCAAAACCTCTAAGGCGGCAATCGTTTGCTCCAGCGTCATATTGGAATTGGCGGCAACCGTACCAACATTTTTCATTGATCCGGAAAGATCATTTATTTCAGCACTTCCCTCAAGAGCACCGGCACCCAGTACGTTTATGATTCTATTTGATTGATCCGCGCCCAGGTTAAATTGATTCATGGAAGCTGTTACCGCCTCAAATGCTTCCTTCACATCCATTTTACCGGCAGCTGCTAATATCAAAGCCTCTTTGGTAACTTCGGCCATAGCTTCTTTATTCTTCAGCAATTCGGGGCGTTTGCTTCCGATCACAGTGAAACCATCCATTATCTCTTTCGAACTGGCGGTAATTCGTATGCCGGCTTCAGTGGTAGTAGTACTTAGTTTTTTGGCATAATCGGTTAACCATTGCATGTCATCATCTCCCAATCCTGTCAACGCCTTCAGGTTTGCCTGGCTATCTTCCAACTCCATGCGTAACTGCATGAATTTTTTCAATGCCATATATACACCAGTTAACGCTGCAATTCCGGCAACTGCACCCATGATCATTTGACGGAAACCCCCGGAAAACTTTTCAGCACCTGTAGTCCCAATACTCATCTCCGCATTTACCTTCGCAATTTCACCCTTTACAATTTTCTGTGAAGCGGCCAGTTCTTTCCATTCATCGGAATTGCGTTTCACACTCCCATTGCGAAGCAGGGAGTCTATTTTTCTTTGTGCAGCAGTCAGTTCCTTCAGGGAGGATCCGGATATATCATCAAGCACTTTTTTAGCATTAAACGCTTCCGACTTCACGGTTTTCATATTTGCGTTTACATCCTTCAGCTCCTTGTTGTAGCGTTTTATTCCGGCAAGGTCACCCACATCAGCCGCATCACGGATGGATTTCCGAAGCCCTTTGGCCCTTACTTCCAATTCTGCTAATTCGCTCTTTGCCTGCTCCCCATTCAGCAGGACGGTACTGGTTGATGTCTCGTTTTGCATACTATTTCTAATTTAGTAAGGCAAATAAACAGCATGCCGGCAGTACTAAAAAAGACAAAAAAAACCATCTACGTATCACTACGGAGATGGTCTGTCAACTTAACCTTAATTTAAAAATGGAATGACAAAAAGAATTATTTTTTTAGTTCAATATATTTAAGGTAATCAAAGGAGGTATTTGGATTTTTTGAAATGATATTTAAATTTATTCCTTTCACACCCCACGTCCACCATAGGAATTTATGTGCAGGTACCCGGCTAACCACCGTTGTCAGGCTGTCGAATGTCTTCAGGTCAATATTTACAGTATCCAGGTTAAAACAACCGGTTAGTTTTGTAAAAGGATCGGAATAATTAAAGCATTTTAATGTATCAACCAGGCTTATCGAATCCCGGACTGTTGTTTTAATTTTTATCTGAGTAATGGTCCTGGTATCAAGTATCGATTGTACATTTTTTAGTTGCACCCCCAGCTCCTTCACCGTCTGAACTAATGCAGGGTCGTACTTTGCCACTTCGGATTGGGTATAAGTCAGGGAAGGTGCCTGGGCCACGTTTAGACTATCTTTTGTTTTCCACTTTTTTACTTCTGTATTCAGGGTTGTTTGATTGGTAGATAACCTGGTGTTATCCGTTTTCAAAGAACTGATTTTACTCCACATTAATCCAATTGTGATAATGGAAACAAGAATGATTCCTGCAATGATGATATAGTTTTTCATATTTTTTAGCCTTTAAATTCTGAATACTTTTGTCCGTTATCGTAAATATCTATATGAACCCAACTTACACCGGCTTCACAACGAACATTTACCGGCAAAAGATTTGAGTTTTTCTTAATCAACTGCCTTGTTTGTTCTGCTGTTATTCCGTGAGCATCAAAATCGATGGCCGCTCCGTTGGCGTGAGAAGTAAGATAGATTTGATTTTTCACGGTTTTGTCTTTTACCAGCTGGCAAATGTTACATCTAAAACCACGCTGAGATAACGGGCCACCTGTTGCCCAGTTATTCACTGTCATTGGAACTTTTACAATATCACGTCTTAATACCAAAAGCATTTCTAAAAAATCACGATCGAAAAACTGCCATGAAGTTTCGCCAAAAGTCATAAAAGTGTGTTTACACACTAATTCTTTAATGTCGAAATAGTTTTTTAATTGAGCAATTAATTCATTTCTTGTCATTGTTGCGTTCCTCCTTTCACTTTAGCGTCTTCGCTGAAGAAAGCATTCAATGCACCTAAGAAAGTAGCCACAATCGACAACGATCCCACAAGTACTTCAAAAGTGATGGTCTTCTTTAAGACAAGAGCCATTCCAAGTACCAGAAAAATAATCCCGATCAATCCGATTAAATTTGTTTTCCAATTTTTTCCCATAAATTTATTTTTTAAGAAATTGTTTTTTCATATTCTTCAAACTTTTTCAAATAGGGTATTCGTTTTAAAAATTCAAGATTCAGAACAAAATAGAAAAAATTAATTCCCCGCGAGTTAGGAAATAAACGTTTCAAATTTTTACTCCAATTTGCCAAATAAAAGCAAATCCAGGCACATGTCAGGACATAAATACCTCTATAAACCCATTCATCTCCTTTCAATTTTTCCCCAAGGGTAAACATACAGGTCAGAATTACAAGATAAACAGCCACCTCACAGAATGCTAACAGAGCTTTTTTAAAATTGATAGACTCATGTTGAGTTAGGATGCCGGCTATAATTCCAAATGCAAAATTTACGATAAAAGCAATCGCAATTGCAATTGTCAAATCTTTGATTGGAAGAAAATATACCAACATTGCCGTAAAGTATCCCGATAGGGAGTAATAGATAGCTTTCAATAATTTTAGTAGTTCCATTGTATTATTATTTAAAATAAACCATCCCTGTATCAAATGCCACAAAATCGCCGGTTGCATCTTGTATTAATATTCCGTTCGATGCCTTATACCTGCTATCTTTGATCGGTTGAGATGTTGCTCTAATTAAAAACCGTGCAGCTCCATAAGAAGTCATTATCGAACTATATAAATAACTCATTATACCGCTTTTTAAAATTCGTGTTTGCTGTCCTGGTTTAGAATTGTCTAAAACGACACCGTAACATTTATCATTAACCCCACAAACAGATACACCCATTCCTGATAATTTTACTATTGTCCCATTTAACAATTCGTTTGAATTAGTATTTGTCATTATATCAACCGTATCAAGTTCCGGATAATACTCGTTCGAAATACTCCACATATCGGCAGTGACAACACCTGCCAAAGCTGTATTAATATCTGTAAATACATCTGCATTTGTTAAATCTGTATAATTTCTGTTGAATACTACTGTTAAAGTAACTCCATCAATTATAACTTTTAAGTTCTTATTTACAACCGAACAATTTCCTAATCTATTTGCAAGAGATTTTGAAGTATCCGTGTTTGCTTCTCCGCATGTTGACGGACATAATTTTGTTCCAATTACAAAAGCTTTATAACCTATCCCACTATCTTTATATACATAACCATTACCTGCTTTAATTTCAGGAATTGACCTGGTATAATAAGTTCCTCCATTTATAATGTCATTAAATGCAGTTGACGTTTCATCTATTGTAATTGTATGCCCTGCATTTATATCATTAACCTGAAGTCTCAGTTGTACTTGATGTTTACTTCCAACATAGCCAATATGACCATTTCCATTTCCAGTTATTCTACAATCAATTATATCCGGAGAAAATGCACTTTCATCTGATGTAAAAATTCTAGATGAATCTACGATAAAACCAAAAACAGAACAACCGTTCATTTCAAATGATCCTTCAACATTTGCGGTTAAACTTCCTAAAGTTATAGCGATCCAACTTCCACCTTTATTAATGAGCCTGCAATTTGTTAGTTTTAATTTATAAGGATCTTTGAAATTAGAAGCAGAATGAAGATAAACCTGATTACCTATAGATTTTAAGGTGCAATTCTTCATTTCTATAATTTGTCCCGAAGCGATACCTAATCCAAGTGGATGAAAACTTGTCCAGCCAAGCAAAGCATTACCTGTACATCCTTTATGTTCCAATTCTACATTATCAAATAATTCATTATAATTACTACATGCTCCTGTAGAACCATCGGTATGATAAGGGTATCTTAAATTTTCACCTGTAATCGTCATATCCGATATTTTACAGTGATTTGATTCTCCGTAAAAAGTTTGATAATACTGATAAATTGCAGGGTCATAGGTATTAGGTAAAAATCCTTGAATTATCGTTCTTCCAATTCCCTGTCCTCTTAATGATATATAATCCTTTCCAACTAATCCGATAAAGGACTTCCAGGATGAACCAACAATTTTAATATAAGTATAATCTGATATATCTGAGGCCTTAAATATACCGATACAAATAATTACATATTGCTTTGTAATAGATGAATCAGAAATTGAATTAATTGCTCTTTGAATTGAATTAATTCCACCTACAACCCCATAAAAGTGTGTAGCATCATTTACTCCGGCACCTGAATAAGCATATATAATATTTGGAATTCCACCTGCTTTTTCAAATGCAGTTAATCGGAATTCATGATTCAGGACTTCATCTTTTACACTTTTATGATCAGAAGCCGAAATCGATACAGACTGAACAGTAGCAGTAATTAAGTTAGCTGGAGTAAATGAATTTAAATTTAAAAAAATGTTGTACTGAACTTCCGCAGATGATAATATTGTTCGAGTATATGTACACGTTATTTTATTATTAACTGCATCTATAATGTAAGGAACCGAAGTAGAATAATTAGCTGCCGGATTTTTTTCACTACAGAAAACTCCGAATGAAGGAACCAATGAAACATTGTTAAACTGAAATACAGCGATAAGAGTTACCACATCCCCAATAGATAACCCTATGTCCTGAATAGTATCAAATATGGCTCCTATTCTTTCGTTATTTGCCACAACACCTGAAGGCATTGAAAGGATTCCATTTACAAAAGTCGAATTATGGGATAAACCATATATGCTAAATACGTTTGATAAAAAATTAGTAGATATGATTTGTTGATCTTGCAAAGTAGCTATATAACCTTCATTAATTGTTAAACGATCTTCGTTACCTAAAATCTCATCCTTTAAAGTCTTTGTTCTAACTGCATTTAAGGAAACATTTTGAACCTGTACAGTCAATAAACTAGCTGGAGTAAATGCAGATAACATTATAAATAGCTCATATTGAAGCTCAGATATAGATAATATTGTTCTTGTATATGTCAAAGTAACAGTATTATCTGTATTATTGGTCACGGAAGAAACACTTGTAGAATAATTAGCTCCGGATAGTTTCTCAGCACAAAATTTAGAAAAAGAAGATGCAAGTGCAACGTTATTGAATTTCAAAACAGCAACCATGGTAACAACATCACCTACTTTTAATCCAATAACAGAATTTAAATCAAATATTGCTCCTATTCTTTCATTATTTACTGCCGTTCCTCCTTGTACTGATAGTATTCCATTTGAGAATGTTGAATTATTCGACACGTGATATGTCGAAAAGTTTGTAGAACTTAAATTAGAAATAATTGTCTGTTGACTTTGCAATGTGGATATTGCCAAAGCGTTAGATTTTATGTTTACCGGTCTTGTTTGAGCCAATGTTCCCGAAAAAGTATCCGTTGCATTTTGATTATTATAAAATTTAATATACTTCCAATCATCAACTAACAAAGTATAAGTCTGAGTTATGCTTGAAGCAGAACCAATAAAAGCACCGATCTGAAGTCGTGTAGCAGTCGATTTATCTTCTTTATAAAGTTGAATAACTATACTCTTATTTGCGACAAAAGCACCAGCATAATAATTTAATACAAGAGAAATAATGTCGCCAGTTTTGCCGAAAAAAGGCAGATATATTTCTCTGACACCTATATTTGAAAACACATCATTTAAAGTTCCGGTTACATCAATTTGACGTGCTGAATCAGATTTTAAAGCGAAAGTACTATCTAAACTTATACCACCTACACTCGGCATATTCTTACTATCCAAATCCGTCACCCATAATTTTGTAAGAGGTTTTAAAGTCGTTCCAATCGTCTGCCCAACCGTTTGATCTAACTTTACATGTAAGGTTGAAAGCCAATTTTTAAAATTCAGAATACTCCACTTATTAAAAGCTATCCCTTTCCCCAAATTCAACACATCAGTATCAGCAGGTGCAGTCGCTCCCTGGTCACTCGAATCATTAATTATTTTAGCAATCGAAGCATTCGTTTCGTTCGTTGTTGGAATATAGTTGGCAAGG